GTCCTGGGCGCTGTAGTGAACATGTTCAAGCCACGGCCTGTCTGATTGCCGACCAGACAACAACATCGTGGCTTCCATGAATTTAGTGAGAAGTTGTTTGATCGTCTCAAACCTCAATCTCTCGCGCTCGGGCGGGAGAGGGTCAGGATCGGGGCGATGCCTTAACTCGTCACTGTGTCCGCATTTGGTACAGACAGCAATCGTAAGATGCTGTCCTTCGTCTTCTATACGCTCCGGCCAATTACACCAGGAGCACTCGTGAATGATTTCCATAGAACCTCCGCAGAGCGTTCAAATTGAGTGGAAGACTCTTCAATCCGAAAAGTCTTCCTCTCGAAAAAGTTAAAGACTAAAACCAACTTCTCACTCGGTTGTCGAGGGAACCAATCCGACTCCCGCAACCACCGAAAAGATTAGCTGGATGAAGTCTCGGACTGGAGCCGACGAATAACCATCGTGGACCCAGGCCGCAGTGTGTTCGTGTACTTCACGTTGTAACTGACCCACCCACCGATTTGGCGTGCAGGATCAGAAACGGAACCCTGGGCAGGAGCTTCCTGAATCAGCAAGCGGTAATTCTTCTCGCCGGATTCGGGATTCTTCCCAAGGAACACAGAGAACAACGCATCATCTGCGAAGATGTATGTGTTGTAATAGGTGTTGCTAGAAATGGTGCTCGAAGGTGCAGTCGTGGTCTGCTTGAACCGTGTGCCTGAGAACTGGATCACTTCCTCGTTCGCCAACGGAGCCATCAGTTTATCTACTGTGGACTCGTTGCGTTTGAGGATGTCGGTCAGCCCGTTGGCAGACGTGTCATTCAGAACGTCATGCACTACGAACGGATGGATGATTCCGCCCCAGTACCCGTCTTTGGTCAACGGACGGGCGTTTACGCCTGCCAATTGCTGGGTAGCGGTACGGATGTTGGAAGCGGTAAGATAGCTTCCGTTCGCCAACAGGATGTTGACGCTGGGATCAACCGCGACGGATGCGTCAGCGGTCAACTGAACTAGGGAGTTGAGGGTCAAGGCCAACCGATAGTTCAATTCGGTGGACAGGTTTTGAAGCAATGACGGATCGTCAATCGCAACATCCATAGCCAGGTCGCTGGAGTTGATAAAATCCGCGTACTGACCGATGGTCGCAACGATTTTGGTTGACGACTCGCTGATAGGAGACCCAACCGTTCCTTCCGCAGCCTGGTTGGTGTTAGCAGCCAGTAATGCGTAAGTGAAAAATTGGATCTGGTTTCCTGAACGCAACGGCAGAGGTTTCTGCTTGGTCATGCTCAGAAAGGGGGTTTGGGCCTTCAGGTTAGGAATCGCACCACGCTCGTAGTAGATAGCTACGAGGTTGGGCAATGCACCCGAAGTTTGAATTGAAGCTGGTGAAAAAGCCATGTGAGTTTACCTCGAAAGGTGTACTGCTATTTTAGCGCCGAGTTCCTAACCGTGTACGCCGGATATCTGAGAGTAATTTCTCAATATCTCCGGTGCTCAAGTTATCTAACTCTTCGACGGAGGGCGGTTTGCTGGATTCATCCGGAGTAACCACACCTACGGTTTCTCTGGTTCGAATCCCCAAACCCGCTCTCGGACGCCTAATTTCTCGAACAATCCGTTCGTTAGTAGGCGGTGTTACGGGTGCGGCGGGTGCTACTGGGGCGACTGGCGCTGCCGGTTTTACTGGTTCGGCTGGAGCCTCTGGCTCGGCGTTCGGGTCTTGGAGATCCAACAATCCGTCGGATATCAAGTCGTCATACGCCTCGTCCAAATTCTCTGACGTGAACTGTCCGGCATTGTAAAGGACCCCAACGAGCGCGTTAGGATCACGCCCATTGAGAGGTTGACCAAGCTTGTACTTACACAGCCAAGCAATCAACGCCTCGAAGTTCTTTTCGTATGTGATGTACTCCGGATGACGCCCGATAAAATCTTTTGCGATAGCTTCTGCTGACAATTCGTCGGAAGCGTCTTTCCCCGTCCTTGCGGACTGGGCTAGTTGGGCAACGGTCATTCCGGTCTTCTTAAAAAACCACTCCTCGAAAGCCTCGTCAGGATTGTCCTGCAACTTCGTCTTCAATGCGAAGATGTCGTCGGCAGTTAAATTCCCTGAAAAGGGTGTTGAAACTTGGGGTGCGACGGGTTGTGAATCGCCGTCGCCGTCAATCTGGAGCTTTGATTTCTTGTTCAACTCTCGGATCTTCTGAGTCGCGTGCATCTTTCCTGCCGAGAGATTCACAAGCAATTCGTCTTTGGTACCTCCGTAGAAAATTTCCAACGGGGCACCTGTGTTCGAATCGAGTGTAGCCTTCCAGCCCTTGGTCCCGTGTTCAATCGTGACTGAAGAGCCGTCGTCATACTGGTATACCTGGGGTTCGTCACCCTTAGGAGCCGGTGCTACTGGCTCCGCAGGGGTGGCCGGAAGAACAACCGTTGGGGCGTCCTCGTCGGCGATTTTTTGTAAGTCGTCTGCAAGAGACCCGCCGTCTCCTCGTGTATCGAGAGGCGCGAAGGCATCTAAACCGGAGGCAAACGGATCATCTGAAAACGGATCGGGAACTACTGATGCGTTACTGTTAGACATTGTGTTTCTCCTTGATCTCTGGCAATCCGCCAGAACGGTCAATTTTATTTCCCTTAGAAAAGGGATCGTACTGCAACAGACTTTTTGCTGGCCCCAACCCGACTTTGGTGTCCGCTGGATTCATGACGCTTTTTGAAAGCGGGGGTCCGGAAAACGATACTACATACGCGACAGGTAGATTTGAAAAGGTAGTTCGCGTATTTGAGTTTGCGAATGGGGTTTGAAATTCTTTTAGGTAACCCCTTCGCTGCTTTTTTCTGCTTAGTGATTGGCATGTCAATACACCTCCTACAGTGTAATTGTCATGGCAACCTCCTCTCTGAAACTGAATTTTTTGTTACGAAAACGGCGCTCTTTTTATAACGACCGGCGTAAGAAAAACTGGTATCTTTTTCTTACAAACTCTCGGGTGGAACCTGGCTATTTGTGACTGCCTTTCTCAAGCACTGCGGCATTGGTGCGTTTATAGCCCGAAATATGTCTTCTTGAAACTTTTTATAGAACGTATCGAGAACATACGCCATAGCGTGGGTTTCGGTCAACAACGGGTCACCTGGCTTCATGTCGATCAAAGCCTCAGCGGCATCCTCCACGTAGTTCTTTATCGTGCGAAGGATGACTGTCCACGATTCAGTTTGAACGTGGGGGGCCAGTGTGCGTCCTCTATCCCATAGAAGCACTTCATACTTTTCGTCTTCAGTGAGAACGCGACCGAACGCGGCTTCAACTCGTTCGACCATCATATTTTCAAAATCATCTAATACTCGCATTGTCGTTTTCCTTTTCTGACAATCGGCTAGGATGTACTTTTACGTGCCCCCAATCTCGTTAGCGACAGGCTCTCCGGTCACTGCCATAGGAGCCGACGCTCTTTTTAAAGTCTCTCGCATCACATCCCGACCGGCGCGTGCAATGTTTTCCTGATCGGTCAGGTCTGCCTTATTGTTGTGCTGCTGTTGCTGTTGCGCTGCCATCGCTTGAGCTTTGGTAGCTGCGATCGCCGCAGGAGAGTTCTGTTGGGCTCGTTGCTGTTCTTCCGGAGTCATGTTGACCACGATGTCTTCAAAGGTCTTCCAATCCGACACCTCGAAGAACATTTGCAGAACTTCATCGATCTTAACTTTCTTACCTTGGACAGCCAATTGCTGAGTGGTTTGCTCACTTGTTAAGAATTGCACCAAGATAGGCAACGCCTGAGCCATCGCTCGTCGCGCCTGCAATTTCGCCGCTGCTAAAATCGAGAACTTCACTCGGGCGTTCAAAATCTCAAGGATGTCGCCCTTCTCTTTCATGAACTCATGCTCTAATTCCTCGCTGAGAATGTGTTTTATCGTACTAACGGGGAGCAGAGCGCGGTTCAGTTCGTGTGCATGATACAAGAACGGAACAATAACGTTGTCGGCCAGCTTCTCTACGAAGTCGGCAACCCGTGATCCGGCACCAGCAGCGAGGAGATTCGCGCCGGATGCCGTTCGTGCCAAACTGGAGTGTCCGCTTTGACCGGCCACGCCCTGCATACCAGGATCGCTCACGCCGGAAATACGCTCGGCCCGAGACTCCGAAAGCTGTAAGTGTTGTGTTGCTTCAGGAACGGCGGGTAGCCGCTCTAAAACTTTGAAGTCGTCTTTGTTGTCTACTTCAACAATCTTTCCAGGTGATATCCGAATGCTCTGAGTGGGAACACTCTTGCCTCGCACACGGAGATAAACACCATTCAAATTCAAGGAGGCATTATCTAAATAGAGGTTCGTCAGACCTTGCTGTAGTCTCTGTTCCGCACCGATTACTTTAGCGAGACCCATTGACCAGAAAGCCTCCGGAACATCCCACCAGCCAATAGAAAGGAAGGGGATAACGCCGTAAGGATTCTCGTCGTTACAAATGACGAGCTTCTTATTCAGAACTACAATATATTTTTCGTCGTCCCACCGTTCGAGAACTTCGAGCGGCTGATTGAATGGATCTTCTGTAGTCTGCTCGAATCGAGGTTCAGCACGAGCATCCCACAGAGGGCTCCTCATTGCCACCTCGGAGGTCGCAGCTTCGACAGGCTCTTTCGGAGGTAAAAATAGTTCGAGAAGTTTCTCTTTAGAAGGAATGTTGTATCCTGGCCGGTCCCGTAGCTTATCAAGATCCTTCCACGTCAGAAACAGCCGATGAATAACATACTTCCCTTTATAAATACTAGGAACGTTGAGACCTGGATCGACGAGAACGTACCGCAAATTTGTAATGTGCTCGAAGACCGGCCTGTCGATGTACTCTTCAACGATCTGCTCCTCGATATCCTCCTCGTCGTTTGGATCAACAGTAAGATCCGGAAGAGAGGGGTCCACATTAGGAACCTTCGTTACGTTCGAAGGACGGGCGTAGATCTTTCGTTCTCGGGTGAAAGTTTCCCAACCCCATTTCCAAATTCCAGTTCCGAAAAGAACCGCGTTAAAACAACCTCGCTTAAGTTCTTCTCGAAAATGGATGTCTTCTAGCTGATACCCCAATAGTGCGCCGACAGCACGGGCTGCTTGCGCCGAAGTCCCTGGCCGCTTCTGAATCATAAA